ACAGGAGATGCCATTGATTCGTTGCGCGCAGGCATACGATATTATACCGGGCTACATAACCCAAATACTCCCATTTTACATCACACTGTTTTAGTGCAACCTCGAAATAGGTTGAATAATGTAGATGTTACGTCTTTCCTTGAAAATTTAGATCCGTATGCGAATGCAGATCGGGTAGTTAGTGAACCCATCTTCAATTCCACAATGGACGAAATGGCTATGAACCATATAATAGGAAAAAGACAGTATTTAGGGGCTTTTAGAGTCAACAGTAACGATCCGGTAGGGACCCGATTGTTTAATAGACCCATAGGGCCCTTCCAAGGCGGAATGAAATATACAGCACAAGGTTATAACAATATTAGTAATAATATTGAATTTATGAATTTGCTTTCAAGAGCTTGGAAAGGTACCATTAGATTACACATTCAGAGTGTAATGAACAACAAACAACAGGTGAAATTGAGATTACTGCAATTATATAATCCCTCTACTGCGATTAGAGAAAAGTATCCAGTATATGCCTCAATTTTACAAGCACCTTCCCATTTAATGGAATTTACGGGAGGTGGACAAACACAAACAATAGACTTGCCATATCTATCGCGCAATAGATTAATGCCTGTTCAGAAAAATTCCGAAACGACTGCATTGATGCACGGAGAATATTACATCTACGTAGCTCAACCTTTAGCAAATTCAAGCGGATCTCCGGAGGATATATTTTTTAATGTATACATGGAGTTATGCGACGATTTTGTTTTCTATGGTTATTCAACAGAATACTTTACGTCAAATTCTATATTTGCTTTTCCGGTTCCTGAAATTGAAGAAGAGCCGCCAACTCCTAAGAACAAGTTTGACGACGATTTTATAATGTTTGAAGCACAGAGTTTACAAGTTATGAATACTCCGCAAGATCAATCTGAAACCACCCATCACATGCAGCTTAGTCAAGACACACGTTTGCAGCCTATATTAGATATGAGACCATTAATACGAAGATTGTATCCCAGTACTGTAGTTCCCATTGCAATTCCTCCTGGTTCAACACTTAGTTACATAACTCCATGTTTGAACGAAATAGGAGAAAACGCAGGACCTTCGAGTTCTCTTCCCGCTGGCATTAGTAGAATGTACTACGGGAAGCATGTGGGACTTAAATATAGGTTTACTATCACAGCAGTGACGGATAATTTAAAGGATGTACATGCTAAATTCTTTTTCAGTCCAGCTGCAATGACAGCAGCATCACCGGTGCCCAATTTTCCGTCGCTATACGCGGCTCCACCAGTGACTTCGGCTTTATATGACGTTAATAGTCCTCAACAACAACCGCTTAATTGCGTTCATATTCCTAGTGTTGTACCAAATATTTTGGTATATGAATTCACTATTCCCAATACGAGTATGTTTAAGTTTATTGGCGGACCTTCAAAAATGTCGAATGTCACAAATCCAGCAACACCATATGCGGTAGCATCTTTAGGAGATATAGTTGTCTCCGTGTCTACAGATGGTGCAGATTTTAAAGGCTATCTGACTATAGAATGCGGATATACGGACGAGTCCCGACTTGGATTTCACTGTATAGCTCCCAGAATCCAATTTTCTACCGTACTTCGTTCGGTAC